ATCAAACCTAAAAGAAGGTAAGGAATCAGAGAAGCCGCAAGAAGGATAATTGAGGTAAAAAATAATTAAGATAGCAAAAGAGGTGGATGGGATGAATCAACTCAAAGATGGTATCCACATAGATCGCCAGAAGGTGGCGCTGATACAATAGCATATGGAATAAAACTATCAAATGGTACTCCAGAAGCAGCATTAGCTAAACAGCAGGGCTATTTGACTGATGAACAGGCTCTTGATGCATTGGATACTTTAGTTCAAAAATATCATGACAATGCTAAAATTGTATATGATAAAAAATTTGGCGAAGGTAGCTGGGATAGCCTTAGCGAAAAATCGAAATCAATATTAACTGATTATGAATACAATCCTGGTTTAAAAAAGTTTCCTAAATTAATGGAAGGATTTAATGAGGGTGATATGGAGAAAATAAAAGCAAATTATAAAAGATATTTAGGACGTAGAGAATTAGGGCGTAATAAATATTTATCAGCTGATATTGACTCTTTATCAACATTTTATCCGATATTTAAATAAAAAGTTATCAAAAAATTTGCATATTTAAAAAAATATTTCTATATTTGCACTTAGAAAATTAATGCAAGATGAGTAGAGATATTTATAATGTTGTAAAGAATAATCACGTATATTTAATATATACTGATGATGGAGTTGGTGGATGTGTACATTTAGGTACTGTTCATAAAAAGTTTAGGTTATACAATCCTAAAGTTAAAGCAATAACATTAGAAGCGTGTAAAAATAATCCACAATAGTGGCGGCTATTGGCTCTTGGTGTAATGGCAACATAATGGTCTCCAAAACCATAGATAACTGTCCGATTCAGTTAGAGCCTGCAAAGTTTAATTTTAATATTATGGGAGAAATTAGAATAGTTTATGACACTAACATTAGTCGTTTGATACAAAAGGCAAATGAAGAAGGTGTTAATAAAGACAACTATATTGATATAGTTAAACAAGGAGAAGCTTATATATTGCTTTATTATTATGGAAGAGAAAATTAATTATAATGATATTCCTATTGTTTACTGCAAAAGATGTCATTCTTTAAGAATAATGGCTGGAGATACATTCTCCGATTATTGTGATAATTGCGGTAGTACAGATTTAGGAAATGCAACGATATACGAATGGCTCGAAGAGGAGCAGAAATTTAAAAATAAAAAAGTAGAAAATTATGGGAGAAGAAGTTAATAATCAGCAAGAGCAAGTTAAGAAGTATTCTTATGAAGAGTTGGAGAATATATGCCATCAATTAAGTGAACAGGCCAGAAATCTATACATTCAGCTCCAAGAAGCAAACTTAAACAATATGTATACACGGCTTAATTTCTTATTCAAGGTGTTAGAGAATCAGATATCTTTTGAGCCGAAGTTTGTTGAGAATTGTTCAAATGAAATTGTTTCTTTAATGGCAATTAATGAACCAGATAACAAAGAAGAGAATAAGTCAGAATAAACATGATAAGGGATGTAAATAATGTTATTAGGATCCCAAGTAAATTAGACACTGATTTTTTCAAGTACTGGCTTGAGTTTTTAAGACCGTTTCACAATATGGCTCCAAGAGAGAGTGATGTTGTTGCTGAGTTACTAAAGACTAGATTTGAATTAAGTAAAGTAATTAGTGATCCTATATTACTTGAGAAAATAACACTGTCTGAAGATTACAGGGAGAAAGTAAGGACAACACTTGGTATAACGGCGAATCATTTTCAAGTTATATTATGCAAACTAAGGAAAATAGGTGTCCTTCTAGAAGATAGAATAAATCCGAAGTTTATTCCTAATATAAGTAAGGATGCAACTGATGGTACATTTAAATTACTATTTATATTTGGTTTATAATGCAGCAGTACTATAAAACAATATTCAAAGAAGTTGCAGAAGAGCTAGGTATTTCCGAGTCTGATGTAAGAAAGATTTATTTTGATTTTTATCATTTTATAGTCGACAAAGTAAAAGAATTTCCATTTGACAATGATAATATATCTGAAGAAGATTTTAAGAAGATAAGGACTAGTTTTAATGTACCATCTCTTGGTAAATTTAATGCATCTTATAAAAGATATAAGAATATTAAGAGTAAAAAGAGGTATTACGAAGAAAACATAAAAGACAAAGATGGAAGAGTATAAGTTAAAAATGATTGAAGAAGCAAAAGAATTGTCAAAAAAGCTCTTCAAATTAGATAAAGCTATTGATAAGTTTAGTGATGATCCTTCATTTGACCCAATTGGATTGGCTTTAATGAAGCAGCAGTTTGAGCATATGAGTAATTATTATGGCACTTTAATGTTAAGATGTCAGTTTTGTTTCACTCAGGACGAATATCAAATTTTAGGAGAGAAGTTAAATGATTCCAGTAGAGATTAAACCTTTATTTAACCATATATTGGTTACAATGGAGAAAGAAGTTGAAGATAAAAAGATAGGATCTTTAATAGATGTTACTCACAAGGAGGGCTCGATAAAAGATATTCAGAAGGTTGTTGCTGTCGGCAATACGGTCTCTACGTTATCACCAGGTGATGATGTTCATATAAACCCTACTAGATATATAAGAACCAAGCATTCATTAAATGACGATTTAGCTTCTGGTACTGATATGCAGGTTAATGTTCAATTTCCTGTAGTTAATGTTGGTGGAATTGATTATCTATTCTTATTCGATTCTGATATTGATTATAAGATAACAAAATGGGGACCGAACCCATCAACTGAATTATACACTGAAAAAACAGAAATAATTAATTAAGATAAGCCTCCTCAATTGGAGGCTATTTTGTTTTATGAAACTTATTAATATAGATAATTATGAATTAAAGGTCTCGGACGAAGCGATGCTTGTAAAACCAATAAGAGACCTATTCAATAAAGACACATCTCCTCACAAAGAAAATTTTTATTCTTGGATGTCTTATCTTTACTTCATGGTAGACCCTAGGAGCTCATATAATTATATTATTGATGAGAAGGAAAGGTCTAAAGCTATAATTGAGCAGGAGGGCTTAAAAAAGGGTTTTAAACCAGATAAAGATCTGCAAGCGGCAATGTCTACTTACGAGAAATTAGTAAAGACGTCTTCTAGCGAATTATTGCAAGATGTTAATATGGCTATCACGAATGTCCGTAAAGTATTAAAAAGTATTGATTATTCAGCACTTGATGAGAAAGAAAAGGTCAATGCTTTAAAGACTACTACGTCCATAGTTGCTATGATTCCAAAATTAGTAAAGGATTTATCAGAAGCCGAAAAGGCCGTAAATAAAGAAATCGAAGAAAGCGGTAGAGCTAGAGGAAGTAATCAAAAAACAATATTAGAAGATGGATTAGATTTATTTGATTAATTATGAAATTAAATTATATTCAAACTCCTATAGAATCTTTAGAAGTAGAAAAAGCTCCGCAAGAAATTCAAGATCAATTTTACGATATAATAAACAATATTCCTTTTGTTCGTAGGCTAATATCATCAGATAGGCCAAGAGCTAAAGACTTACCTAGAGATAGTGAAGGGAAAATAATTGTAGATATAACAAAACCACATATTCTTGAAGACATGGATTACTTCAGGCAGACTGCTATTTACTATCAAAAGAATGGCAAATATACTGATTTAAGACCAAATGCAAATCCAAATTCAGATTATGGCAAATGGCTTAGACAAGAAGTGTATAGATGTTGGAATGGCATGATTCGAGAAAGCGATGGCGAATGGATTCCAGGTGATTATTATTTCTTATTAAATTATATTCCTATTTTGCAGACAGAGAAAAGATCTGATGGATCTAATTCTGCGAATAGAATTATTGACTTTCCTAGAGTATTCGAGGGGCACTATTATAAATTCCATTATTTAGATCAAGCTAGAAAATCAGGCCATCATGCAGCTGAGTTAGCAAAGCGTGGTTGTGGCAAATCAATCGGCGTAGCATCAATGATGGCTAAAAGATTTGTTTTAGGCGAGAGTAATAGAGTTAAAAAAAAAGTTACTTGTTATATAACAGCTACAGATAAATCAAAATTAGTCGGCGGTGACCAAACTCTTGATAAGTTCCAGTTTGACATTGACTTCTTAGCCGAGAATACTCAATTCCCAAGCAAGCGATTGATAAATTCAATACAAAATATGCAATGGCAAATGGGCTACTTAGACCTTGATTCTGGTGCAAAAAAGGGTACTTTAAATTCTGTCGTTGGTAAATCATCGCAGGCTGATGCATCGAAGCTGAGAGGATCTCGTGGCGTTTTATATATTTTTGAAGAGTCAGGTACATTCCAGAATTTGCTGCAAACCTATAACAACTTAAGACCATCTGTTGAAGACGGTTCTAATGTTTTCGGTCTTTTATATATGGTCGGTACTGCTGGTGATAGTGAATCTGATTTCACATCAATGCAGGAAATAATGTATCATCCAGATGGTTATAATGTATATGGTGTTGAAAATGTATATGATAGAGAAGGCCAAGGTAGACCTAAATTTAGTTATTTCTTTCCTGGTTACTTAAATAGGGAGGGATGTTATGATCATGATGGTAATTCTGATGTAATAAAAGCCATATGGGAGATATTATGGGATAGATATAAAGTTAAATATAATTCAAGCGACATTAACTCTGTAACGAAACGTATTGCTGAAATCCCAATTACGCCACAAGAGGCTATAATTCGTTCCAGGGGCAATATGTTCCCAGTAACAGAATTGAATGCCAGATTAGCTCAAATAGATAACAATCCAGCTTTCTTTGACGAAACATATGTTGGCGAATTATATTACGATAAAGAGAATCATGTTGAGTTTAAGCCAACAGCTGATAAGCCAATACGTGATTTCCCATTAAAAGACAACAAAGCTGACGGTGCAATAGAAATATTTAAAATGCCAGAGGCTGGCTCTGATGGTAGGATATTCAGGAATAGGTACATAATAGGCGTCGACCCTATTGATGATGATGAAGCAGACACAATGTCTCTATATAGTAATTTTGTTCTTGATTTATGGACTGATACTATAGTTGCAGAGTACACAGGACGATTACAGTATGCAGATAGTTGTTATGAAATAACAAGAAAGCTTGCATTTTTCTATAATGCAAAGGTGATTTACGAATCAAATAAAAAAGGCATATATGCTTATTTTTCAAGGATGAACTGCACTCATTTACTTGCGGAGACTCCAGAATACCTTAGGGATAAAGACTTGATCAAACAAACCGGCATCGGTAATAAAGCATATGGAGTAAATGCTACGAAGCCGATTAATGATTATGCCAATAGGTTAATTAGGGATTGGTTGCTAAAAGAAGTTCCGATTATAGAAACAATAGAAGGAGAAGAAGTTGAATCTTCGACATTTAATTTATTTAGATTGAACAATAGAGCTCTTATTAAAGAATTGATCTTATTTAACGGCGATATCAATGTTGATAGAGTTAGAGCATTAGGTATGGTTATGTTATACAGAGAACAATTTATGGTTACATATGGTGGCGACTTTAGAAAAGCTCAAGCTGAAGATCTAAAAAATTATATTGGTAATGACGACTATTTTAAAAGAAATTTTGATAATAGATTTAACAAGACAAATCCAATAAAGATTAATTATTAATTAATAAAAAGTTTATTAGTTTTGATACTAGTAGACTTTTTTTTATATTTGCATATTATTAAATATATAGTTATTATGGCAGATAAAATTGTTAATTTCCCACCGCAACGATTATCTTTCAAGGCAAAGAATAAGGCATGGAGAAAGAAGCATCTTGATTGGTGCGATTCTAAAACGTTCTTTCATTCAAGCCCAGTAAGGAAGTCGGTGTTGCATAAAAAAATAAATTATGATCTATTGAATGGTAAGTTACATATGTCTGACTTGATGGCTATTGTAAATCCCGAGCATATACAGGCTAATTTCATACCTGACAATATTCAGCATTACCCTATTATGAACGCCAAGCTAAACTTATTAAAAGGCGAAGAATCGGATCGTGCGTTTGAATATAAGGTTGTTGTTACTAATCCAAATGCTTTGTCTCAAATAGAAGAAGATAAGAAGAATGAAATTCTTAATAGACTTCAAGAGGTAATATCGAATAGATCTTTAAGCGAAGAGCAATTCAATCAAGAGATTGAAAAAATCGGAGATTATTACACATACGAGTGGCAAGACATGAGAGAGATTAGAGCTAATGCATTACTGCAACATTACTCAAAGGAGCAGAACTTTGATTTAATGTTCAATAATGGCTTCATGGATGCAATGGCTATTGGCGAAGAAATGTACCAATGTGATATAGTTGGAGGAGAGCCTGTTGTTCAGAAATTGAATCCACTAAAAGTTCGCATATATAGATCTGGATATTCCAATAAGATAGAAGATGCTGATGTTATAATCTTAGAAGATTATTGGTCTCCAGGTAAAATAATTGATACTTACTATGACGTTCTAAGTGATAAAGACGTTAAATATATCGAGAATATGCCAGACACTATTGGTAGGAATACGATAGATGAGATGGATACGCTAGATGAAAGAGACGGATTTATTAATGTAAATATGTTAGATGAGACCTTTCCAACTGTTGAAGGAGGTGGATATTATTTTGATCCTATGAACTTATTTGGTGAAGGTACAAATAATTCTCTGTTACCATTTGATATGAACGGTAATATAAGAGTTATAAAGATGTATTGGAAATCAATGCGTAG